TTTGTTCTGACTCTACTTGTTCCTCTGATTCAACAGATTTATCTGAAGGTATTTGTGAATCTACACTTTGAATAGGAGATAATATTTGTTCTGATTCTACTTCTTCCTCTGATTCAACAGATTTATCTGAAGGTATTTGTGAATCTACACTTTGAATAGGAGATAATATTTGTTCTGACTCTACTTCTTCCTCTGATTCAACAGATTTATCTGAAGGCGTTGTAGATTTTACTTCAGAATTGATACTATTCTCTGAAGTTAACCTATTTGGAATAGTGATACCATTATATGTAGTTACGTTAGACTTATCAGATAAAATTGAATCACTACTGTTATCTAATTCACCACCTTTATACTTATCTTCTTCTTCGTCTTCTTCGTTTTCTTCTTTTTCTTCTTCATCATATTCATCTTCTTCGTCATCATTAAAAAATAAACTCAACGCTCCTTTTGGTTTTTCAACTTGTATTGTGGTATATTTTTTATACTCCATAAATTCATCATCTTCTTCTAAAGAAGGAACTTCTCTATCAGAAACAGATAATTCATCAGAAGAAATAATATCCGGAACACGAATTTCTTCTTTTTCACCGCTATTACATAATTTATTTATTTCTTGTGATGGATAATTGGTACTATTTTTATCTTGTGTAATACGAATAATACTATCTAAATAAATAGGTATTGTATATAAATAGTTTATATCGTTAATATTTTCTACTGAAATTGTAATAATTCCAGTATTTTTTTCTAATGATATAGTTGTTTTAAATCCTGGATTATTTTTAATTTTAATATCTGATTTTCTTACACCTCTTTCAAGTTGTATTTCATTTGCTACTTTTCTAACTAAATCTTCTGCTTTCTTACGGTCTAAATCCTCTGGAAAATTTTCCAATAACGAATCTATAATTTCATGACCTCTATATTTTTGAGCGCTTTTTTCTAAAATAAATGCTTCTTGACTTGTTACTTTACTAAAATTTGAAACACGTTTGAAACGTAAGTTAATTTCTTGAGATTTTTTTTTAGATTCATTAATAAATATACTAGAAATACATCCTTTATAATTTTCAAGTTTTAATGGTTTCGAAATTTCAACCTTTGATTCGTAAGTAATCTGTTGAATTTCAACATTAGAGTCATTTAAACTATTGAACAGTCTTATTTTATAACCACTTTGCACAAGTATTTTTGCGATTTCTTCTATAATTGGATTAATTGAATCTTTAAAAAGATTGGAAACAACTTCTTCATTAATTGCTTTATCAAATTCAGAAGTAATACTGATCGATCCATTTTCATCAAATTCACAAATTAATGATTGTGTATTATATTCTATGTGAGTATTTTCAATATAAACTGAGACAGATTTTGTTCTAGCAATACTTTTCATTAACTTAAAAATAATCGACTTTTTTAGAAGTGGTATTTTTCGTCCATCTGTCGCAATTTTATCTGAGGTATAAAGTCTATAAATATTTTCTTGTCTTGTAGAGGGATTATATTTAATTAATGGATTGGTTTCTGTTGCGTGGATAATTTTAAATATTACTTCTAATGGTATTTTAATATCAAAATCGGGTCTAATAACTGCTTTTATAAATCGTATACCTTGATTAATATACTTAAGGTTTGATTTCCTTAAATTATAAACATCATAAAACATATCAATCGTTTTAAAAGTTTCAGAAGTTTTTTCATTAATAACATTTTTATTATTTTCAATTAACTTCTCTTGTGAAGTTTCCAAGTCTTCCAATGTGTCTATATTTTGATTGTAAAGAAATGGAAAATATATTTTAATAGTTGTTTCAGAAGAGACATTTTTATTTGAAGCAAATTTTAAAACATCACGAGCTAAACATAAATAAATTGTATTATTCACAATTTCACCAGTGCTTAACAGTAAATGACTATTTAATGTGGATAAAGATTTTCGTGCGTTTTTTTCAAAAAAAGAGTCATATTTTGTTACATTATATGGATTACAAACAAATGGGTATTCATTTTCAACAATGAAAAATTTCTCTCCTAGTACTTTGTCTACTATAAAATATTTATCCTCTAAATTCATTTCTAAGATATCATCAAATGTGTATACGTCCTTTGGTAAAGGTTTTTCAAATGTTTCTTTATTATCAATAACTATATTTGATAAAAATTGGTCTAATCTAACTGGAGTCAATTCTAATTTTTTATTTTGTGTCAAAGATTTATATAGTTGTACTGAATTAATAGTTTCTTTTTTCTGACAAAATAAATATATTTCATCCAATGATGTTCGTGTTTGAATTTCTTTAAGTATTTTAATCTTAATTGTACCTATAGTATCATCATAATGTATCTGTTGTTCTGAAAACCTGATATTAATTTTTTCTGAATGTATTTTATCAATTTCAATGTCAGTAAATATTTTCTTAAATAATTCCTCTTGGTTTTCAGTTTTATTATTTTTACCATAAAAAATAAATATTGTATCAATAGATCCATCTACCAAATAGTTTACTTTGTAAATAGGATTAGAATCTAAAGTAACGTCTTTTATGGATCTTGAATTATTTATACTTTTTATTGAAGATATTGAATTTGACATATATATAAAGTTAGTATTATTTTTAATTTAATAATTTACAAAGATATTAAATTAAATAATGAAAGTTTAACAATTAGGAAGTCTCTTATACTAAATCATAATATGGATTATCATTTATATCCATTCCGCAATATTTTTTAGGATTTTTCTTATAGTCAACCGGTTCATAAATTCCAGCTGCCTTTGCGTTTTCCAATAAAAACTTGAAGTTTTGCCAAAATTCTTGTTTGTGGCCGATTGATACTGTCATAATATGTGATAGTTCATGTAATGAAACAAAAGTCAATGTATTTATGTCAATTAATTTATTTCCTTCCTTTGTGGTATTTAAACAAAATGCGAGTTTTTCGCCTTTGTTTTCACTATACGCTGTTAACTCACTTGTTGGAAGAGTTTCACTTACTTTTTTAGGGTTAAATCCTTCAACAAGTCTAATTGTGCGCGGGTCTTCAGGATGTGTTTTTTTCATATATGCCACCATATCTTTCATTCTTTGTGTGACAGTAGCGAGTAAATCCGCTGCTAATTCTAATTTCTCTCTTTCTCGTACACAATATCTATTACCGTCTTTGGATGCGATGATACATTTAAGATTAAACGCGTCTGATTCATAATAGATTCTTAAACAAAAAAGAAGTACTACAGCTATGAATATATAAAAAAATATGCTATGCTTTTCCATATATATATTTACTTTTATAAAAAGTAACACAAATAAATTCTTTATCTAATAATTTTAGTTGATTATATCAATAAAATTCTAAAGCATTATAAATTAAATAAAAAATGTCTATGATTTTGATTTTATTATCGAGAGTTTTTTATAAATATATATTTTATAAATGACAAGTATTGATACTTTAGATAAAAATTTGTTAGAGATATCAAAAGCATGACCTATATGGAGTAAAGATATTGAAATCGTATTAGACCAAATACGTATTAATGCTTATAATATGAGTGAAATTCACCGTAAAAGATTTTTATATTTACACCTTTGCACATTTAAAACGCCCATTGTAGACGCTTAAAAAAATAAAAAAGTGTAAAATCAATAGTAGGAATTTCACCTACGATGGTCTTACTTTTTCTTCTTCTGATTTTTCCCTTTGGGAGGAAGAAGTGAAAGACGAAATTTGGAAGCATAATGGTCGTTCTTGGTTTTCTATCCAACAACTTGTTAATTTCATTATGTTTATAGAAGAATTAGCATCTCGTGTCCTGAAAATTATTTTGATATTCCAGTGATTGTTATTTCAGCAATAAATACAATTATTTCAGTAGGTGTTCAATCTTTTTTAGCACAACCAATAATTTCTATTACTAATTGTATACTAAGTGCTATTTGTGGTATTATTGTTTCAGTAAAATTATATTTGGCTATTCAGACACAGATGGAACTTGAGTTATCAACTAGTAAAGATTTTTATACTTTATCAGTCGATATTTATAAAACTATTTCATTAGCCGTTCCAAATAGAGGTGTAGATGGTGTTACATTTTTAAATACTAATTTCCAAACTTATTCAGATTTGGTACAAAAGTCTAGTATTTTACTTAAAAAATTAAATGATCGAATGGTTCCTGATAAAATACTTTTATACAATTCAAGTAATGTTATTAATAATTCAAATTTAGAAAAAGAAGTTATTCGAGCATCTAGAATTAAATCAGATTTTTTATCAAATCCTCCTAACGATATTGAAAATAGTATTATAAATGTAAATGAATATGAAAATAGTATTATAAATGGTATTGAAAATAGTATTGAAAATGATTCTAAAATTTAAAAACAAACTATGATAATTATTTTACCTATAAATAAATTTTTATATAATTTTTTAACTATATAAAAAATATGTATTAAATGTTAAATGAAAAAAGGTATAAAAATATTTATTGAGGTCCAGAACCTATTTCTAAAGGAGGGCGCATGAAGTCTGGTTCAATTGTACTTTGATTCCATGGTCCAACATTTAATTGAGGGTTAGGAGGTTCAGAACGTATTTGAAGATTTGCGTTTCTCAATGTTTGACCAATTGTATCGATACCAATGTGGTAACCTGCCTTAAGTAAGTTAATGTTTGCTAGTTCACCTTTACCAGAAGGATTTAATTGAGCCCATTGAGAATTACTGTCATTTGGTAAAAGTTCAGCAGGGTTTTGTACATTAGGAGAAGAACAAGAGGAAGGAATACCAGGCATACTGGTTTGAACTCCAGTAGCAGAGGCAAAAACTTCATTTCCGTTAGGATCAGAAGGGCGAACACCAGCAGATGCTTGTGAGTTAGTATTTTTGTATTGTTGTTGCATTTGACTATTAGATTCATAGCCTGACATACCCTTAGCGCCTAAGTAACCAGCAAAGATACTAACGCAATAAGCGACAATTAATAAAACTAAAATAGCTCCAATTCCATAGTCATTCCATAGCTTCTTTAAAGAGACACTCATTATATAAAATTAATGATAAAATAATTTTAAGAATACATATTAATTATATTCACTTTTAAAAAGTAAGCCAATTTATTTGAAATAGTTTTTACTAAAACTATTCTAAAGATTTTATGATATCCTAAATTTATAGGCCCTCTAGTTCACTTTCTGAGACTTCATCTATTTCTGCGTCAAATTCACTGTCAGAATCATCCAAATTCTCTAAAAGATATGTCTTCTTAATATTCTTAGCTTCTAAATAGGCTATAATGGCGGATTTTTTTGCTAATTTTGCTTTATTTCTTGCTTCTTTATATAATTCAAAATATACCTGATTTGGTTTTTTAAGGTGTAAGGTATCTAAGTTATTTTCTAAACTTAATCCAATATCAACTTCTTTCAAAACTATATCGTCGTCTAAGTTTTCAATATCTAGCTCTAAAGAATCAGAATCTATAGATAATTTTTCATTCATTACTTCGTAAATTTCATTTTTTTCAAATGGTGTATCGTGTATATTAACATTAACATTTTTACTTATTTCTTCTAATGAAGGTATTACAATATCGTCTAAAGTGTCTAAATGTTTTGATTCTTCTTCAAGAGTTTCATTATTTACAATTAATTCTTGTGGTTTTTCTAAATCTGGAACCTCTGGAACCTCTGGAATATTTATTGGTATTTGTACTATATCATTCGGTTTACTTAGTCCACCTTTCTTATTTTTAATAAGACAACTATTAAAAACTGGTTCATTATCTAATACCATTACCTGTTTCAAATCTATTTCAATTTGAAAGTTTCTTGACGTAAACTTTATTCCTTGTATTTCTAAAATAGAAATAATATTTGTTTCTGGTGTTACATCATTTATTGTTAAAGAAATTTCATTTTCATTATATATTTTAACAACAGGTTCATCAGAACGATTATTTTTAATATTTGTTCTTACTAAATAATATTTACCTGATTTATATACACGAATAATAGAGTTAAATGCTGACTCAATATCATTCTCTTCCAGACCATTTTGAAACCATGACTCCCTCTTTTCATAAATTAATTTTTTACATGTTTCTTCTAAATTTTCAAACCATGTAATCAATATCTCTGAATTTTTATCAAACATTAAATCACAATAGTATTTTTTTCCAGTTTTTACAAACCCTTGTCTAGTTACACTTTTTAAGGTTTGTATATACAAAGGCTTATTATTATTCTCAATTTTTGTAAAATATGCTCCTCCTTGAATTCCTGTAGGATGTGCTAAACTTAAGCTAGAAAAATCAAATGACTCATTTGGTTCAATAATATTGTTTTCCATTATTATTGAAAATATAGAAAAATTAAAAACTACAAACACGCACAATTTTAAATTAATTTTTATATATAATAATTATGAAGGATTCATTAGTTCAACAGTGTTTAGATATTCTAAAAAGAGATGATGTAAAGAATGAGTTTAAGATTATGTTAAAACCGTTAATTGATTTCATATTATATGAAATAAACCCTTATATTTATATAACTGTTACTCTAGTATTTTTAATTTTTATTATGATTTTAGCAATATTAGTGATTTTATTATTATTGTTGCGTAATAAACAGTTTATTTCTAAATTTTTTTAATAACATATTGTATAATGGCTGGAAAAACAAAATCTAGACGAGGTGGTTTTTTAGGGACTTTAATTAATCAAGCAATTGTTCCATTTTCCATTTTAGGAATGCAACAATCTTACAGACGTAAGAAAAATGGTGGTAAAAAAACCCGCAAACATGGTGGTAAACAAGGACGTAAACATCGTGGTTCTCGTAGACATTAAATATATTTCGTTTTAAATAATAACTAAATATATTTTTTATTCTTTGTAATCTATATAAATGGCACGTAAAAGTTACCGTAAACATAGAAAAGGTGGATCCGCACCTGATGCTTCTTCTTATAGTTCTGCCGCAAGTTATGGTGTGGCTGTAAATGGACCTCTAGATTCACAAATTAAAAACTCTTTAATGAGTGACGGATTAAACGGACAATCGCAATCTATAACCAGTGTAGGACTTCAAGGACAAAATGTAGGTATCCCTCCTAATCAACTCATGAAAGGTGGTAGAAGACATAAAACGAAATCTAAACGTGGAGGATTCTGGGGTCAAGTAATTAACCAAGCAATTGTACCTTTTAGTATTTTAGGAATGCAACAAACTTATCGACGTAAGAAACGTGGTGGAAAAATGACACGTAGGAATAGTCAAAGACGTCGTTAATTTAATTTTTATATATGTTTTATTAATTTTTATAATATATATAGTATTTTTATAGAAATTAATGAGTTTTGAAAATCAAATTTCTCAATGGGTTTCAATCGATAACCAGCTTAAAATTTTAAATGAAAAAACAAAGGAGTTACGAGAGAAACGTACTACATTAACTGAAAATATAACAAAATATGCTTCTAATAACAATCTTTCAAACGAAACCGTTAAAATTAGTGATGGTCGCCTCAAATTCGCAAATACAAGAGTAGCAGAGCCTTTAACATTTAAATATTTGGAAAAGACTTTAGGAGAGGTTATTAAAAACGAATCTCAAGTAAGGTTAATTATGACTCACTTAAAAGAAAAACGAAATATAAAAACTGTTTTTGAAATTAAGCGGTTTTCTAATAATTAATTATTATATAACTATTTTATATGAGCTATATTGGAGAAGAAGAATTTATTTATACAAATAATCCACAAGAAGGTATTCATAGTGGTGGATTTAGTGTAAAATCTATAATGATGAAAGGAGGAATGTCTCCTATAATGACACTTAATACAAATGAAACCAGTCAAAAAGGAGGTACTCCGCAAGTATCTGACTTATTTAATGATTTAGTTATACCAAGTTGGATACTCTCTTATAATCAATATGGAGGTGAAGTTAAAAAACAAAATCATAAAAATAATCATGACCATGAAAGTGATAGTGAAAGCGATAGTAGTGATGTTATTGATGATGATTTACATGATAAATTATTAAACCTTGTTAGGCATCATGATAATAAACAAAATAAAAAAAACAAGATAACTAAAAGTAAAAATAAGATGACTTCTAACAGTAAAAAGGGTGGAAATACAAAAAAAAGACGATAAAAATTATATAATATAATTTATTGTATTATATAAATGATTTTTAGAGTAATAGAACACTACGATGATGATATATATAGTGATTACAAAATAGAAGAATGTTTTATTTGTTATGATATTAAAAATGAAACTCCTATCAATTTAGAGAAACAAATATACTATTTGAAGTTATGTTCTTGTAATGGATGGATTCATAAAACCTGTTTAGATAATTGGTTTTTGAAAAAGAATAGTTGTCCTGTATGTAGAACAAATATGACAAAAGTTTTTCAACAAGTGTCACAAGTAGAATCAGAATCTATTGTAATACAAGATAATTTCTATACAAAGCTTCATATATTTTTAGTTAAAAATATTATATATAGGTTAATCATGTTTTTTACAATATTTAATTATATTGGAGTTATATTTCTACTAATTAAAATATACACTAATCATGATAATAATCATGATACTGATAATTATACAAATACAAATGATGATTCATCGTATTTTTTCTAAAATGAACCCCATGTGTTATAGTTAAATGGAGAAACTAGAATCTTGTCTACATGATTTCTCCAAAAATCCACACGTTTTTGAAATACAATATCCTCAGCAGTTTGTGGATAAGGAGTAGCTGTTTTCATTAAATCTTCTTCATCACTTGTTATTTTTGGTTTATTACCGTAACAATTTACACCAAATTTAATTTTTGGATTTGCCATATAACCACCATTTACTCCTGGTCTTCCACAATCATGCTCATGACCCTGTATGTTTTGTAAATTGTCAAATGTTTTTTGTTGCGTTGGAAATAACGCCATTTGTCCGTCTGACCAACCATAATTACACCATTCACCACCATTTTTATATGCGTCTTCTATTTGTTTATAACTTGCTAAATCTGATCCATATGCTTGACATAAAGCTTTTGCATTATCATAAGTATAATAATTACCAGGAATATTGAATACTTGTTTTTTAAATCTAATTTCAGGGACAGGAGCTGCTTCATAAGCAGATTGGTCTACTACAATATCAATTTTTGGTTTATTAGTAAAGATATCGTTTATATATGCTGTGACATTTATACTAAAAAAATATTCTAGTGCATTTACTATTATTAAAACGACTAAAATAGCCACGATTATTATACCCATAATATTTTGTCCGTTTCCTTCACTTGAGCTAATACTACTACCATCTTTATTTCCTAAAGAGGATGAGAATACGAAAAATGCTATAACTATTAGTAATAAAATTACAAAAACCATTGGATTCATTATAAAATTATTTAAATTATTATAATAATTTACAGGATCCGTTGTTGTTGTTGTACTTACTTCCATATATATATATAAATGAATTGTTTTTTTTAGTTAATATAAAATTATCTTGTTTAACCCTTCTTTCTATAAAATAAACAATATGCTTTTGTCGAAATAATTGAATCTATTACTCCTACTTCTGATACAGAAGTGTCGTTAAAATGGAACCATTTACCATTTGAATTTTTAACATAAGCTGTATAGTGACCTCCTAAAACATTACCACTGTGATTGCAAACACCGTACAATTCATATTTATAACTATTTTTTTTATATCCTATGACATATTCTGACAAATCCAATTCATCTAAAGGAAATGTTATAAGAATCTGATTTTTCTGGTTTTTAGAGTTAAATCTTTTAAAATCAATTACTAATATATTTGGAAAAGACCAGAACATAATTTTTTTTCTAATATTTTCTTTTACTTTTGTTTCTTCATTATACCAAGCATTTTCACCATCAAGTATTTCTCCTTTTACGTATAGTTCAAAGCAATCTATAAGTGATGGATTTTTATTATCATGTGGAATAGGTAGGTCAATCATAAAAAAAGGTTCAGGTGTTATTTTTAATACATTTTCATTTTCCATTGAAGATATTTTAGAAACATGTACTCCATAAAATATATTCCAGATTTCAGAATATTCTTTTGAATACATATTTTTAACCATTTCATAACACTGTATAGCTATTTTGTCAGTATCATTCTCTGGCGATCCTGAAATAGTCATTTTTATTTCTCTAGAAAGTGAACTATGAAAACAATCTATTAAAAATAATAGAAACTCAGGTAGGTCGTTTTGAGAATAACCTGTAAATAGTTCCATTTCCTTTACTTGAGCTATTTTTTGTATTGTTTTAATAAATTTTCCAGGTGATACTATACAATTTTTTTCCCATAGAAGTTTTCTCAGATTATCCCACTCCAATAAAAGGACTGATTCATATTTATTTTTTAATTTTTTTTTATATGATTGTAAATCTAAAAATTCGTTTAATTCGTATGTATGAGACAATATTTGTAGACAAGAATTAATAAAACATGTATTTCCTAGATTTGCTAATCCACTTAGTCCGTTATCTTTATATTTTTCAAATTTCATTATACTATTAATTATTAGTGTAATATATTTAAACACATTTAATAATAATATTAATATTTATATTAAATATATGAGTAGATATTCTAATAATAATAATTCTGACTATCAACTTTTGTTGGTTACTATACTTAATGATATGTATAATGATAATACAAGACAAATCCAGGATTTGAATCACGCTAATAATGAAATTCGAAATACTATTATATCTATACTTAATCCTCAATTAAATAATAGTATAATCCCTGTTACTAGTGAAAATAATAGAATTAATAGTCAACGACTAAATACTAGAAATACTAATAATAGTCAACGAATAAATACTATAAATAGTAATAATAGTCCTAATTTAAATAATTCAAATGTAAATAGAAGAGTTACAATAAATAGTATACCATATACAATAGATAACGTTCAAAGATATAGCATTCAAAATAATTTAATTGATAGATATTTTAATGTTGCTGAAAATTCTTTTTTATCAACACCACAACTAAGAAGTGCTTCACAAAGGCAAATTAATAATTTAACAACAATATTAGATAGTTTTTTTAACCCTGTTGTAATTTATCCAACACAATCACAAATTGAACTAGCAACAAGAAACGTAAGATATTGTGATATTGTAACACCAATTAATAGATCTTGTCCGATTTCTCTTGAAAATTTTAATGATAATGATATAGTTACGGTAATAAGATTTTGTGGACATATTTTTAATACAGAAGAGTTAAATAGATGGTTTACTACAAATTGTAAATGTCCTGTATGTCGGTATGATATTAGAAATTATAATTCACGTACTTCATTAAACAATTATAATAGCTTACCTACTAGAGAAACAACAGAATCACAAAATAATGAAAATAATTCTACTAATGAAACAAACGATGATGAGAGAAATAATCAAACAAATACATCACTGAATAATTACTATTACAATTTTATTACTTCAGATATTTCTGGAAATAATACATCAGATTCAAATGCTATTCTAAATTTAATAACGGAACTGCAAAGAGGTATTTAACAAAATATCATTAATTAATATTATATAAAGAGTAAAATATAATATTATTAATAATAATGTCAAGACGTTGTAAGTATTCAAAAGAAAAAAATGAGAATGAAATGAGTATTGATGAAATTCAAGAAGAACAAGATAAAGAACTAGATAAATTTAATTCTAGTAAAATGATTCTAGAAAATAGTTATTACTATTTTAGTATAGTTATTAATTTTACTTTTAAAAGTATTAAATTTATAATAAGAGTTTCAGGTATTTATTTATTATGGATTGTACTACATTATGTTGCGTCACAATTATATGTTAAATTATGTGTTCCAAATACATTAGTAGGTTTTGTTATTTCACCTTTTATGGTAGCAACACCTCATTGTCAAGGGCTTAGATGGATTGTTTATAATGCCGCAAATATTATTAATAATATGTGGATTTTAATGGGTGCTTGGATATGTTCTACACTACTCATTATTAATAGAGAAAATCCACCTGATAATAGGTAATAATATATTTTATTGTAAACTATTTAAAGATGTCTAGTATAATAATATTATAATATGAAAAATATGAAAAATATGAATACAAATAATACAAATGAAAAACGCGCTGGTAAAAGATGGACTATTAGTGAAATTATTAAACTTCAAAGAGAGTATGAACTATTAGAATTGAATATTCAAGAAATTGCTTTTAGACACCAAAGAAGTGTCGAGTCTATTTTATTTAAACTTCAAATTGAAGGGTTCATTGAAAATTGGAATTCTGCTAGAGGAATTGATGAATTCAATAACTCGAAAAAAAATGATACCAGTGTGGAAGTTTATAATCAAGAATATTGTGATGTAAGTGATGTTGATAAGCTAAGTGAACGCGTTTGGAATCTTGAAACTTCAGTGTCTGATATCAAAGGAATGGTAAAAAATATGTTTGATAAACTCGTTCAGGAAAATAACAAAAAATCTTCTTTGAGAAAAATCAACACATTAAATAGATAAATATAAAATATAAAATAAAAAATTGTTAAATTATTAATAATTTTTTATTTACTTGTAAATTCAAATACTTAGTTTTTAATAAAGAATTTTGTCACACTTTGTACTCCTTGTTTCTCATTATTTGTTTCTCTTAAATAATCATCAAATAACAAAGTTTTTACTTCTTTATTTCTCAATTGTTCTAATTTATCCTCAAATTTTTCTGGTTCTAGACTCTTACGTAATGTTTCTACTTCTTTTTTAAATTTTATAATTTTTGGTTTTTTATTCTGCATTTCCCATATTTTTTCAAGAACTAAAGCAAATAGTTGCTGAACTGGTTTCATTATTTGATTCGTGATATAAAATGAGTAATCTATTTTTAATCCATTTTCTTTAATAAATGTAGGTGTTTCTATTTTTTCTCCTTGTAACGCTTTTTTATTACTTGTATTTATATAAACAAATGGTATTCTATCTCCTGAACTTGGTTTGTTTCCTGGGTCTCTAGCTGTAATTCTATCTGCCAAAACTTTGTGAGCAATTGACTTTGGATTTTTATATCCTGACCTAAGTGACTTTGTAATAATCAATTTATCAATCGGATATTTCTCGTCTACAATATTTTGTAAACAAGATTTTAAAAAGTCAACTGCTTCTTTTATGTTTTGTTGTTTCATTAAAATATCAATTATACCACCATATATATCTTTTACAATTGGTGCATTATCACGTCTTTTTAATACAATACCCATTTCTTTTCTTTTACCTTTGTTCGGGTCTGTTTCATAAAGCATTCCAACATATCTTTTCTTTGATAATAAACAAAATGGCATAAATGTCTTCTCATATTCTAAATCGTGAGGTCCTTTTAAGAAACTAGATGCTAAATGACCTGCTTCTTGTGCGATTTCAATCGTGATTTCAAGAGCATCTTTGCCTCGAATTGGCTTACCATCCAGAGTTTGTAAGTTAAATGTGAAGAATACAGAATCAGTGTCGCCGTATATATACTCAGCAGATGTTTTTACCGCACCATGATGCTCTGTATTACAAATTTTATTTCCATAACATTCTTCAATTATTCTTTTCGCATAGGTTAACAACATTCGTCCAGTTGCAGTCGTACAAGCAGCAATATCTTTCTCATAAAATGTACTAGTTTTAGCACCACATTGTCCGTAAAGTGAATTAGCAGTTAATTTATAACCAAGTTGACGCTGATCTAAAACTTGTTTCATAAATTCATCCTTCTCATTTGGAATCAATTTACGCGTCGTTTTTCTTGCTATCAACAACTCTTCTAAAATGGAAGGCATAATAGCTTTTTTTCCGTCTGGAAATTGTGCGAATCTACATATCTTGTGACCTGACTTAACTTTTTCCGCAGCAGAACTTGGAGTCCTTCTAATATATCTATATGTATCATACGTACAATTGACATACTCATAACCTTCTATATTATCATAAATATAATTTCCATTCTCATCTTTTTCTCCATATTCTTCAATTAAATTTCCAGCTAAGTCATATTCACGCGTCCAAACTTTGCTATCATGAGACAAATTTTCGCTAATCATTGAACTAGGATATAAAGACGCATAATCTACACATGCTACAGGATTATCTAGATATAAATCACATTTGGGTTCTAAAACAATGGCCCCTTCATAGCCTTCGTCTAGTCCACCTTTTTCTATTACAGGCATCAAGGTTCGTTTTTCACGACATTTCTTCGCGATAAAACTAGTTAATTTAATTCCTTGACCTCTCATTACCAAGAAATTTATAGGTACACTACAAATTTTTGCCATCTCAATAAATCCTGTTAAGACATCTGATTTATTAAACAAATAATGAACTAGATTACAATCCTGAATACAGTATTTCGCAATTACTGCTCTATCATCAGAAGTTCCATTTGTCATTCTAAAAATATCCTTTGGTGTAACGTCATCTTTTGCCAAACACCATCTAACTTTTTTATTCATGTCTGGAGATACTGCGCCTTCTATTCTAAATTTACATTCTGTTTTATCTACACATGTTACTAAAAACTTTGCTCCATCCATATAGTAATCAACGGAATGACCTATTTCTTCAAAATGAACGTAACTACCTACTAATAATCCAGTCATATTTCCAGTTTTTATTTCGGTTTCAGTTGAAACAAAATCTAGTTTTTTAACAAAGTCACCAATAAAATTACCAGCAACATAGTCTAGTTTATAACTTGTTAAGTTTGCTTCACGACGATAAAAGTTATACATATCTACTTGCAGACGACCATTCATCTTAATAAATCGCAAATCATGTTGTCCACTTGCTATTTGAATCGTACTTTCTTCAATTTTATATCTACCAGTATCCTTATATTTAGTCCCGCATATTTCATCCATATTTCTTGATAGTTTTAAGAATTCATCTTCACAATTATTTTCTTCTGACCGTCTAAACATAAACTCATAATCAAAACCAAATATATTATAACCAATAATAATATCAGGATTTTCTCGTTGTATTAATTTTTGCCAAGCAAGTAGCACTTCTTTTTCCGTATTATATGTTTCAACAATACTATTATCTGTCGGTAAATCAGAACAACTATTTAAAACAATACAATGATTCATAAATGGTTCTTGTTCACCATAATTCATAAACGTTGAACCAATAAATGTTACTTTATCACCCTCTAATTTTGGAAAGTTCGCATTCAATGAAATATTTAGTTCATTCATTTTTCCCTCCCTTTCAAACTTTTTATCACATAAAATATCTATTATAGTTGCTGTCTTATCAGTATAAGATTTAATATAGTGTTTAAATTCGTCTTCCTCTTCCTCTTGCCCTTGACCCATTTTCTCAAATAATGACTCTAAAGTAGTGACATGATTAAAGTCTTGTGATTTAGTCAAAGACCTAACTTTTGATGTTAACCACTTTTCACACAAATTTTCAACTTCTTGTTTTGAGGATGGAGCCTTTTTTGGATAAACTAAGTCTATTTGTTCCATTTCTTCATAACCAAACGCAGCAAGAATAATGCGTTTCAAAATATTTTTACATAATTCAGTTGTCATATCCATTTTCAAATTTTCTAAATATTCTATAATATTTGTAGACAGCTTTTTATAAGACTTTATAGGCACTGGAAAATCACCATGACTACTACTAGCCTCAATATCAAAACTACATATTTTGTATGGAACTCGTGTTTCTTTATCATTTAAAGGAATAATGTTTTTATAGTTTATTGAATATTCATAAGTGCAACTTGTTTTCTTTGAGTCACCCTTAATTTCTATTGTTTTCTTTTTTGGTAGTGCAACCCAACCAGAAGGACTAACATCTCTTATATGGAAGAAACGTAATAAAGGTGGGATATTTGCCTCATATATTTTTGTATCTGTATTATAAAATTTGTATCCATTTGGTAACAAAGTATGTCCTTTCTCATATGAATTATACCATAAATTCTTTACTTTATTTAGTGCAGAGATACTTGAAAATTCAAACTTGATAAATTTATGTTCTTTACCACCATCAAACCCATATAATTTTTTTCTTTTTATTATAATACATTCTGTTATTGATTTTTCGTAATATTTACCAATTTTTTCTTTTATATGAGATAGAAATGAGTCTTTTGTTTGAATAGACCAACTATCATTTACCATAACATAGAAGAATGGTTTATAATTTTCTGCAACAATCGAACAAGTCTCACCATTTTCATTTACTCCAAACATTTGTATCATAAAACAACCATTGTCTTTAAAATTATTATGTTCTTCATCTGTAGATGACTCATCTGATATTTGCTTATCATTATATACGTTAAAATCAAAAATTCTGAATACGTGTTCCATTGTTAATTATTATAGTGTCTTATATTTATCTTTGTTTAATAAAATCAATTTTAAAAATATAATTTTATTAATTAAATATAATACTACTTAAATGCTTCTAAATTTACTTAATATTTTTCATAAGATAGTAGATATAAATAAAATATAATAATAATTGATATAGGTGAAGTAACCGTAAATATGTAAGCTAATTTATGAATAAATAATTTCATATCCAAATTTTGTTCTTCTTCAAAATATTTTCCTTCCTTTCCACATTTTGATTCATCTGGTCTACATAATTCCGCAAATTCATATTTTATTTTATCTGTAACAATATCCTTTTCACCAAATTTTTGACATCTATTATACTTTGATGTAAAATCAAAATTATGAGGGTCAGGGTTATAATAAATACATTTTTTACAAGAAGGAATATTTACATTTTTAATTATATTTTCACTCTTTACCGCAAATAATAAAAACAAATACTTTATATAATTCATTAGATTTATATAAAATAAATATTATAATTTTAAATCATTTGTTTGTTTATATCTTTTATACCTTTTACATCATAACTGTTACTAACCACGTCCATATTTACAATGTTGTCTTTGAGAGAAACCCTTAGGTCTTTTACAATTTATACTACGTTTATATTTTAAAGACCATTTACCACCTTTTTTATTTTTATTTTTTCTTATGTTTCTAGTAACATTTGATTTTTTATTCTTTCGTGTTTTTTTACTAACACCTCCTTTTTGTGAGGTTGATTTTAATTCTATCCAATCAACAAAAGCGTCTACTTCTCTATCTTTATTTTCTACTTTACTATCTTCAAAGTCTTCTTCTTCTTTACCTTTAATATATCTGATTGTTGGGAAACCTCTAGGAGGTCTTGTTTTAATCTTATCAATTAAATCCATATCAATGTCAACAATATAAATTTTATCATTATTTTTGTAATCATTTTGAAGATTTTTTATTTTTGACCATTCAGGACGTGTAGCATTACAAGGACCACATCCTTCCATATAAATCAATAAAAACACATCATTTTCATTTCTAATAGCATCATTTAAATCTTCTATAGGTGTTTTATTTGTTATATTGTTTTTTTTTTCATAATTTTTAGTGTCAATATGTAAAAATACCATTATATTAAATATCCAGAAAATAATAAACACAATATTATTTACAATTTTATCCTTATTAAATATATATATGACACTACTTATATTTTTATCAATATTGGTTTTTTTAATAGGATTGTATTTTTACGCGAAATGTAGTGATCCTAAATATGAAGAAGGATTAACTAACAATAACAATAGTCAACCAAGATGTCCTAATTTGTTAATTCAAAAAGGTTCTAGGTTTTTTCTTTATAATTCAAAGGTAGCAAAAGTTCCTGGAGTGAATCCAGTTGAATTTGAAAATTTAGAAGATTATACAGAGTTTTTAGATTGGCAGAGAAGTCAAGGAATTAGATGTCCTGTTTTGTATTTACAAGAAAGTTATGATGCACAAGGAAATCCTGTGTATAAAGTACGACCTAGTGTTTCAGAGCCACAAGGAGGATTACCACCAAGTATTGCTAGTTCTTCTGGGGATACTATAATGGAGAGTTCATTAGGAAATCCTGATGCTCTTGCATATCCTAATCCTACACTTTTAGTTGACGCAACTAGAAATGATCCACCTTATAATAAAAATTCATACCCTGCTTATGATGAAACCTCCTATTATGTAGGAACTACAACACCACTTGACACAATGGATATGACTCAAGAAAAAGCAACAGTTAGTCCTAATCCTATGGATCCAAATTGGGGTGGTTCAGCATATACACAATCCTTAGTTGATAAGGGTTATTACGCTGATAATGAAGTTAGTATTGCTATAGAATAAAAATTTTCAAAAAAATAAAGTATATTTAATATTAAAAAAATATTTAATAATAAATTATATTATAATGAATCGAAATATATCTTTTGATGAAAATTTTCCTCGTTATGAAAAAAGAAAAAGAACTTCTGATTCCGATGAGGAAGACTCTTATCAAAAAACACAAGACCAAATATTTAAAAGACAATATGATAAACAATTCAAAGAAAATCTTGATTATTTAGGTAATCAAAATAAAGCAACGAATGAATTTATTTCAGATAAAGAATGGGAAGATTTAGATTCAGAAACAGGTCCTAAAGGAACTTATACTGGTGCTCTTGAGTTACAAGAGGGACCACAATTAGAAGCAAATTTAAACGCATTCGAAAATAGAGGACTAAATGTAGGTAAAAAAATGCGTAAAGGTGAAGATGTTTCTAAAAAAGGAGTTTGGGGAGGGAAGACAAAAAAGGCAAGAAAAGTAAACAAGACAAAAAAGGCAAGAAAAGCAAACAAGGCAAAAAAGTCAAGAAAAGCAAAAAAATAAACGTGTTTTCATTTATTTACTAGAATCAATAAATTTCATAACGCTGTTAAGTGCTACTTTAGTTTGTCCCAATTCTTGAATTTTTTTAAGTGTTTCACCAGGTTTTGTTGTATCTACAGTTAATGCTGCTTTTAACATTAAACTATCAACTAATTCATCTAAATTTAAAATAACATTCTCGTAGTCTGTTCTATACTTAGTAATTAATAATTGGTCATGAATTTTAATGACATTTGATTTTATGTTAGCAGCATAAGCAGCAGCGTTACCCGCAACTCCATTAGATGAGGCAGATGCGGTACTAGATGAATCACTTGTAGTCATACCTTCTTTTGTATTAATATTAAAGTTTCTAAATATTAAATAAGATACAAAACAAATTCCTATAATTAAAAACAAATTAAATATATCTTGTTTCATTATATAATTAATAATAATATTTTAAAATTATGAATCTAACAAAAGATATTACATTATTTTTGTAGAAATTTGACAATATTAGCTAGACTAGTTTTTGATATTTTTCTAGTTTGTCCTTTTGTGTTAGTATAACTAATATTATCCAAACAATCTTTGTTAATATCCATTTCTTTTATTAAATTCGGAAGAGTTTTAAATTTTTCCATAATAGCTAAAGCAGTAACAGAACTTACACCAGGTATTTGACAAAGCATAATTTCACCAATATTCTCTGTAGTAACATTTTCCTTTTTTATTTTTTTAATTACATTTACATAATCTTTGTCAGATTGTTCTATTTGATCATTTTCTTCATTTATTGATTTTTCGGTGATTCCTCCAATTTGTTGTTCTTCTGAAGTTTGAGTAACTATATTTTGATAAAAAGGTTTTTTACCAGAACTAGTACTTTTTTCTAATTTATAAGCAATATTACAAATAAATAACGCGGATTCTTCGATCGTAAATGTTCTCATAACAGAAAAACCTTTATAGTAATTTAGAGAGAACATCGCAGAATATAGTGTAAGTTTTTCCATTTTATTATCTTTAAAACGATTCACTTTATTCACATCTCCTTCAATAAGATAATAAATATTATGATTATGGGTTTTCATACCGTTTAACCTATATGATTGTTCTTCATATCTACCATCTTTAATACTAGCTAACAAATCGCTTATACATTTTCTCTCAATGATTATCTTTTCATCATTTTCATAAGATATGATAATATCTCCTAAAGGTAAATTTTCACAATCAACTTTTAGTTGTTTAAAAGCAGGAATAAATAGAACTAATTGGTTTATTTGTTTTAATAGCTCTTGTTCACGATGATCAACGATTATTCTCATAAGTATTAAATAATCTAATAAGTTGTTATTAAATTATTTTATATAAATAATATTTTATTGGTAATATTGAAAATTGTGTTAAATAACTTATTAACCCATATTTCCACCAATTGTAGCACGGTATCCAGTCTTTTGTGTCTGGACTGTTCTGTTAGGAACACATTTAAGAGGAATTGTTTGTGGAGCACCAATTAACATAGTGTTACTTGATAAATACCATCCAACACGAGGAGCCAGACCGGCCTTTTTCATACCACCACATACGTTTGTTCGATTAACAATTGACGCTTGATTGCGTGCTGATTTACCTGCGGACATCAAAACCATAGTATATAATACAAAAATATTTTATTTTAATGTTTAATTTAAATTAGTCTAAATTAGTCTAAATATTTTCATATAAAACCACCAGCAGTATTTTGTGTTTTATATAACACACCTTTAATACCAGTGTAACAAATGTCTAATTTAATACTTGCGTTCTTGATTGTACTAAATGTTTGTATTTCATTCATTGCTAAATCATATTGAGTAATTTTTCTTTTGTCTTCTTTTGTTAATCCTATTTTATGTGCGTGTAAACTATTTTCAGAACAAGTAACCCATTCTAAATTGTCAAATGTATTATTAATTTTATAAATAATATAAAGCTAAACCTGTATTGTATACAAATGACCGAACTAAAAATATCACATGACGACGATATTATTAAATCAGAAGATGGGTTAATATTTAATCCTTACAATCCTCTTAACGTAAAGATTACATTGAGCGAAGTTCAATCTATTCTTTCCAAATACAATATTCCATCTACGGTTAATAATATTGCTCTTTATGAGCGTGCGTTCGTTCATCGTTCCTATACCAAACGACCTAGTTTTGAAAATATACAACAAAATATTACGATTGTTGAAAGACCACCAGACTGTATGCCACTTAGTAGTAAATCAAACGAGCGTCTAGAGTTTTTAGGAGATGGTGTTCTTGAATGTGTTACTAAATATTATTTGTATCGACGTTTTCCTAAAGAAAACGAAGGTTTTATGACAGAGAAAAAAATAGCTATTGTTAAAAATGAAGCTATTGGAAAAATCGCACTTGAAATGGGATTACATAAATGGCTAATATTATCTAAACATGCCGAAGAGAAAAAAATACGTACCAATTTAAAAAAATTAGGTTGTTTGTTTGAGTCTTTTATCGGTGCGTTATTTTTAGACTTTAATAAGATTATTGTTAAAGATGAAGAAAAATGGTTTCAATCTATGTTTGTAACTGGACCAGGATTTCAAATGGCACAAAAATTTATTGAAAATGTTTTTGAAAAGCACATTGATTGGATTGCGCTCATTCAAAATGATGATAACTATAAAAATATTTTACAAGTTAAAATACAAAAAGAGTTTAAAGTGACTCCTCATTATTTAGAAATCGAGCACGACCAAGAACTTGGTTATAAAATGGGGGTTTATTTATGCTTAGGTCAACAAATACATATGGTTACACATAAAGACGCTGTAGATATTTCATTTTTTAAAAATTTCAAAGTAATCCAAGATTTTATTCTTGAAAATGGTAAAGTATTAATTTTTATGGGAGAAGGACAACACAAGATTAAAAGAAAAGCCGAACAAATCGCTTGTAACGAAGCCATCACTTTTATAAATTCAAATAATGATGATAATAATTTAGATGAGTAATATTTTCAATACATAAAAATACAAAAATTTATATATTCAAAATATATAACTAATGAATCCTTTAGAAGAATTGAAACAAAAATTAATGATAAAGCCAACAGTTCAAGAAAGAGAACGTGTTGCCGTTATTATTAAAGGAAATAAAAAACCTACACTTTCTAGAAAAGAGATAGACAAAAAGACAATCGTTAAAAATTTACCTTTACCCACGGAAGAAGTAAATGGAACAGAACTAGAAGAAGTAGAAGAAGTAGAACAAGAAGAAGAAGAAACAAATGTGCCTATTAAAAAAAACATTTTAATAATCGATGAAACTGATAAAGGTTTTGACCGTGAATCTTTATTAAAAAAATTAAAGGAAAGTAAATTAACTAAAGTAACTGTAAAAGATACTGTTGAGAATACTGAAGAGATAAAACATGTTGAAGCTGAATTAATACAACCTACTCTAAAGAAAGCTGTAAAAATAACTAAAAAACTACCTTTAATTATTGAGGATGATGAGGATGATGAAAGAGAAAAAAACACACAAGTAGAAGAGAAAGATGAAGAACTTGAAATTATACCTGTAAAAGCACCTAAAAAGATAGTGAGAAAAACAGAAAAGGTTAAAAAAGGTATTGCTGTGTTAGGACCTGAAACTGTTGTTGAACTAGGAGATACTGACCTTACAAAACGCATACCAAAAAGAAGTGAACCTATTAATATTAAGGTTTCTAGTTATTACATGAATAACAGAGAATTATTTATTAACTTTATCAATTCACTTTTTGAACCATATAGATTAGAATTACAACAAAATAAAGAAGGTATATCTTGTGATGATATTGGTAACACTACATCTGATTTCTCTCTTTTAACACATCAAAAAATTGTAAGAGATTATATGAATCTTTATACACCATATCGAGGATTGCTTCTATATCATGGTTTAGGTTCAGGTAAAACATGTACTTCTATTGCTATTGCAGAGGGAATGAAGGATACAAAACGTATTATTATTATGACACCAGCATCATTGAGAGCAAACTATATTGAAGAGCTTAAAAAATGCGGTGATTCTTTATATAAAAGAAATCAGTTTTGGGAATGGATTTCTATTGATTTAAATCCAGAAGCGGGTGAAATAATGTCTGCTATTTTAAATTTACCAATGGAATACATTAGTAGACATCGTGGTGCTTGGTTTGTGAATGTTAAAAAGAAATCTAATTACGATGAATTAACTGATATTGACAAGAAAACATTAGACTCTCAGTTAGACACCATGATTAAATCAAAATATACATTTATTAATTACAATGGATTAAGAACTCAAAAACTTAATGAATTAACATCTGGTTTTACTAAAAACTTATTTGATAATTCTGTTGTTATTATTGATGAGGCACATAACTTAATTAGTAGAATTGTAAACAAAATTAAAAAAGAAAAACCTATTCAGGAAAACATTCGAGGAGAGAAAGAACATCTTCCTTTAAACTTAGCTACAAAATTATATGAAATTTTACTAAGTGCTAAAAATGCCAAAATTGTCCTTTTAACAGGAACACCTGTTATCAACTATCCAAATGAATTTGGAATACTTTTTAATATTTTAAGAGGTTATATTAAAACATGGAAGATACCAGTCAAGGTAAATACAAGTAAAAAAATCGACAGAGATTCTCTCCAACAAATGTTAATAGGAGAGAAAACGCTAGACTATTTAGAGTATTCGCCATCTAGTAAAATAATAACTATTACTAGAAATCCATTTGGTTTTAAAAATAAAATTAAGGTTGATTCTGGTTACCAGGGAGTATCGAATACAAAGAAAGAGATAACTGGACAAACAACCATAGAAACTGAATATCCAAATGATGATGATTTCGAGAGAAAAATTATTAGTATACTAAAAAGAAATGATATTGAAGTTATATCTAATGGAATAGAAATAAAAAATAAAAAAGCATTACCTGATACATTTGAATTATTTGAAGGATATTACATAGATGGTGTTACAAAAAAAATTAAGAATATTGACGCACTTAAAAGACGTATTATAGGTTTATCATCTTATTTTAGAAGTGCACAAGAAAATCTATTACCGAAGTATAATAAAACATTAGGTGTTGATTATCATATTGTAAGGATAGAAATGAGTGATTTCCAATTTAAAATGTATGAATCCGCAAGACATGAAGAGAGAAAAAGTGAAAGACCTAAAAAAGCACCATCTTTAAATGATGTTTATAAAGAGTCTTCATCAACCTATCGTATTTTTTCTCGATTATATTGTAATTTTGTAATGCCTGATAGACCACTTCCAAAAGGTGCTACAATAAATATGGATGGTTCTAAAAGAAATGAAAATGACAATTCAAATGACAATGTTGGTGAATTATTAAAGGAAGCAGAACGTGAAGAGAGAAGACAAGATGTTAATGATGGTGATGAAGGTGAAGTTGAAGGTGATGTTATATTAGATAAAATTGGTGGTATAGAATATAAAGAAAGAATTCAAAATGCTCTTAAAAATATTGAGGCACATTCATCAGATTTTTTGACACCTGAAGCATTACAAACATATAGTCCCAAATTTTTAAATATACTCGAAAATATTAAAGACACAGAATATTCAGGGTTACATCTACTTTATAGTCAATTTAGAACTATAGAAGGTATTGGTATTTTTACATTGGTTCTAGACAAAAACGGATTTACAAGATTCAAGATTAAAAAAAATACTTCTGGTGTCTGGGAAATTGATATCTCACCAGAAAATAAGGGAAAACCTACTTATGCGTTGTACACAGGAACTGAAGAAAGTGATGAAAAGGAAATTCTTAGACATATTTATAATGGTGAATGGGATCAGGTCCCGGAAAGTATTTCAATTGAACTTAGAAAAATAGCAAAAAATAACAATATGGGTGAAATTATTAAGGTTTTTATGATTACATCATCAGGATCTGAAGGTATTAACTTACGAAATACACGTTACGTTCATATTATGGAACCATATTGGCATCCTGTACGTCTAGAACAAGTCATTGGACGTGCTAGACGTATTTGTAGTCATAAAGCATTACCGCCTGCTTTACAAACGGTTGAAGTTTTTGTTTATTTAATGATATTTACACCTAGTCAACTTAAAAGCGAAGACGCAATTGAACTAAAAAGAAAAGATTTAAGTAAAAGTTTACCAAAACTACCAATTACTAGTGATCAATTTCTTTATGAAGTTTCAGAAATTAAATCAAACTTAACATCACAGCTTACAGATGCTATAAAAGAATCCGCTTTTGATTGTTATATTTATTCGAATGGTAAATGTGTTAATTTTGGAAACCCAACGAATAATAAATTTTCATATGTTCCTGATTATAGTGAACAACAAAATGATACAACCGTTCAAGCAAATAAAGTGGCTATCGAGTGGCTAGGAAAACCTGTCACATTGAATGGAACACAATATGTATATCGTAGAATAAATAATAGGTTATTAAATATTTATGACAAGGCTAGTTATGAAGCTGCTTTAAAAGATTCAACTATTATTCCTTTACAAATTGGTACATTAGAAACAAATGAGCGAGGAGAACAAGTATTTAAACAACTAGTAACTTAAAGATACAATAAACTCTATCAGTTGTTTTTCATCTTCATTTAATGACATATAAGTATTTACAGAATTGTAATATTTTGTAAGAATTGTATTGTTTACATTACGAATATAAGTTAAATACATTCTAAATTTTTGTATATCATTTCTTATTAACCTTTTTAAAGTATTATTTTTTACACATAGTATATTTTCTTTTAAAGAATTCATACAATATACATTATTAATACTAGCAACACCAAATAAAAAGACAATGTAAAGAATATTATTCATGTAATTCATCTAATAATTATACTAAACAAATTATTTTTATGTTTCAAATTTATTTTTTAATAAATCTAAAATAATATTCATATTATTATCCAATACTTCTATTTTACTAGTAAGATTATTAAAAGAATCTATCTTGTTATTTATTTCTTTTATTTCCTGTCTGAGCATTGATATTTCTTCAGGTGTATTTGTATTTGTATTTGTATTTGTATTTGTATTTGCTTTTATATTAGGCATAATATTATCAAGAATTGGGATAGTTTCAACTCTTTTAAGTTTTTTAAATAAATTCGTTTCCACATTAAAATTGTCATATTCATTATTTATTTCTAGTGTTTTATTTTCACCCCAAGTTACATTTTTCTTTGTAACCTCTAGAGGTTGTCTACTATTTAAGTCTATAATTTGATTTTTATATAGATTTGTATCTAACTCTATATTTTCTATTTTTATAAATTTTAATTTTGAATTATTTGTGTTGTCATCATTTTGATTTTGTATAGGTATAGGTATAGATGGTTGATATTTTTCTGACTTTATAGATGTTTCTTTCGACTTTAACCAGTTATCTGCGTTACTATTAGAAATATTTCTATTTATTTGCTCTACATCATATTTTCTACTATCAGTTATTTCTTTTATCATTTTTTCCATTTCATTAATAGGTAAATCTTTTGAATTATCCGCAAAATTTGGAACTGGAGGAACTGGTAAAGTCATAGCATTATTAAAATCCTCTTTATATTTATTTAAATCCCTTTCAAATTGGGTTGTTCTATCATTTTGTATCTCTTCGTATGTTATTAACTCTTTTTTATCTTTTATAGGCTCATCATATATTTTAATTTTATTATTATATTTTGTCTCATGATTTTGATAAGAAAAAGTATTTTTTATATAGTTCAAAATGATTAAAATATATTTTTTATTTAACTCAATTAAACTATTACTATTTACTTCTTCTATTTTATAAAAACCCTCTATATTACGTAAGAATGTATTTCTTATTTCATTTTGTATTTTTTTTGGTTTATCTTTGAAAATTTCCTCGTCAATTATTACCTCCCATAACATTTCAATATTATCCTTTTTTAAAAAATCTGAAATAGTCATAATATATAAATATAAATAAAGTTATATTTATATATTTTTACGTGTTAAAGTGAATCATTAAAATAAACCTTTCTGAAATTCTGCATATAGTCATCTTTTAGTATATGTGTTTTTAAATAATGGTCTGTCATCTTATCTTCTACCATGTGAACTATAAAAAATAAAGAATAAATTCCACATTCTGTATTTCCATATTGATGTTCTATTCCACTGTTACTATCAAAATGAAAAATTTTTTTAGGATTTAATGATAATCCTTGTTCTTTAATTCTATCTACCAACTTCATTATTTCTTGGGAAGGTTTATCTCCAGTACTATCAAAGAAAAAAATCCTATTCTTTTTAATATTTATAAACATTGAAATCCAATGTTGTCCTGGTTTATCATGTGGGTCTGTATTAAATATCATACCTATTTTGGTCTTTTTATTTTTAATTTGTTCGGCTAAACTAAAATTACATAGCTCTTCCCATACACATTCACCGTATAACTTTCGAGTATCAAAATCAATAGGTGATGGACCTATAAAATCAAAACATTTATATGCCTTCTCATATTGTTTCATTACTTTCATTATATCTACACTAGATAACCACTCGTTTGGATTTTTTTTCCATTCGTCTGGAGACTCTGGCGCAAATGAATCAGTAATATCACTACTTACTGGTCCAAACTCACTTTTCTGTTTTAACCAACAAGATTCTTTGTTACATACATCACTTAAATACTCAGTTAATAATCTATGTATCTCATTTGTATCATTTGTATTTATTTTTACATCTGGATGTCTAGCATTCCATAAATCTCTAAGCTTATATAAAGATTTATCTGTATAACAAGTAAAATCATTTATTTCTTTTTTATCTTTCGGACTACAATTTATTTTTTCTAATTTTATTGTTTTTCTAATTTTATTATTTTTTCTAGTTTTTTTATTTTTTTCTCCTCTAGATAAATCATAATATATTTTCCTGTTTTTTTTATTTGTTTTAAAATGGCTAGACATTTTTTTCTGTGATTTCATTTTTCGTCTTGATATTTTCATCATATTTATTAGTGATATTTTTCTTTTTACTAATTCCTTTATTTTTTAAATCAGGATCCTTTAAGTTAACCTCTTTTTGTTTGGGAACTATAATTTCATTTGATTGTTTTATATATTTTCTTTTAACAAAGTTATCTAAAGAAGTATTTCCAATTTTAATTGAACGCATTAAAAGTTTATTTGCCTCTTCTTCTGTAAAAGGGCTATTAATATTTGACTCTAGCAACTCACTTTCAACCTTATTACTTTCCTCAATATTTTTATATTCTGCTTGAATTATATCATTATTATCTTTCGATTTAAAATAGTCTATACATGAATCCACAAAATTATCAAATGTATATTTAACATCTGGAAATAAATCACTTGGTTCTTCCTTTGTTATTAAAATTTCTTTAACTAAGTTAAATATTCTCCTTTTATAAAATTTTTTATCTTTTTTATTATCTGTTTTTTTTCTCTGTGATAACAAATGTTTATTATACATATCTTTATTTAATAAACAGTCTAACGTTACTTGATTTAAAAATGCTTCTGACATATTATGTATTTATAAAAAAGTTTTATATTTTATACACATGATTGTTTTGTCATATCTCTTACTTGAACCCTTGTAGAATTCATAAATATACCTGCTCCTACCGTTTTTACATCTGGATTTGGATTAAATTCAGAAAAGTTATCCTTTTGAAACAATAAAGAATGTGTTTGTGGTATATGTTTTGGTGTGAAAGTATAATTATACAAGTCACTACTGCTATTTGGTACATAAACTGATTGACTACAACTTTGTAACGCATAAATTTGATTTCTTAATTCAGATTCCAAATTTATATTTGAAGCAAAACCAGACCAAGGTGATTGTGTGTTACCTGGATTAAAAACAGTATTTGTATTAAATGATGGTGCTACTTGTAATGGAACAGTTAATTCTTTTCTAGGGTCAACAATCGGAAAATAAGAATATTTTGTCATTACAGGACGTACATCTAAATATGGTTGTAAAACCTGAGATGGGATATTTCTATCATATATTCTTGTATTTGTTTGTTCTTGAATTTTTGAGTTACAAACTTCACTTTCACTATAAGGGTTACTATTCATTTTATATAATTAATATATATATTTTTTTATATTTATTATCGTTTATTAAATTTTTAATTTTTTATCTTTTAAAGTTATTTGTTAAAAAGTATAAAGGTTTCTTTATATAAATTAATTAAATATATGTGTGGAATTTTTGCTTTGCTAAATCACCAAGAAAACCTTCTTCAAATAGATGATATTAAAAGTGAGTTTATAAAAGGAAACACTCGCGGACCTGAATTTTCTAAACTTGAATTTAGTTATTTAAAAATGGTATTAGGTTTTCATAGACTAGCTATTAATGGACTAAATTCAGAATCTAATCAACCTCTTGTAATTGATGATATTGTGCTAATTTGTAATGGTGAAATTTACAATTATTTAGAATTATTTAAAAGTATAGGAGTCAATCCTATAACTGGTTCTGATTGTGAAGTAATCATCCATCTTTACTTAAAATATGGTATCGAACAAACACTTACTATGTTAGATGGTGAATATTCTTTTATTTTATATGATAACAGAATTAGACCAGATTTGAATAACCAAATTTTTGTAGCTCGTGATCCGTACGGTGTTAGACCTTTATATCAAGTAAAACCTAAACAAAAATATACTAGTTCTTTACAATGCTTCGCATCTGAACTAAAATGTATTGAAAAATTTTATAATAACGACCATAATAACCTTGATGTTTCACAATTTAAACCAGGTACCTATAGTGTTTTTAATCTTTCACATAAAATTAATGCTTATTGGGAACCAATATATGAAAATATTCCATATTTTATTCCTAGTTTTACACATAGTTGGGTAATTAATGATAAAACAGAACCAATATTTAAATCTAATATGTTTAAAAAAATTTCATGTTATTTAAATGCTTCTGTTAATAAAAGATGTTTGGCTACTGAGAGACCTATTGCGTGTTTGTTATCAGGTGGTGTTGATAGCAGTTTGGTAGCAGCATTAGTAAATAATTTTTATAACAGTCATGAATTACCTAATAAACTTGAAACATATAGTATAGGTCTATCTGGTTCAGAAGATTTAAAATACGCAAAAATTGTTGCTGATTATTTGGGAACAAAACATACTGAAATTATTGTAACAGAACGAGAAATGTTTGAAGCTATACCTGAAGTTATTTATGCGATCGAAAGTTACGATACTACATCTGTAAGAGCAAGTATAGGGAATTATTTATTGGGTAAGTATATTTCAAAAAATAGTGAGGCTAAAGTTATTTTAAATGGTGATGGTTCAGATGAGCTTTTTGGCGGTTACCTTTATATGAATAAGTGTCCGGATGATATAGAATTTGATAAAGAAATTAGAAGACTATTAAAAGATATTCATGCGTTTGATGTCTTACGTTCTGATAAATGTATTTCTTCTCATGGCTTAGAACCTAGAACGGCATTTCTGGATAGATCATTTGTTGACTTTGTTTTATCAATTCCTCCTTATTTTAGAAATCATACTAATTATCAAAAATGTGAAAAATATATATTAAGAAATGCTTTTGTATATGAAAACTTTAAAAATTTTAAACATGAACCACTGTTACCTGATAGTATTCTTTGGAGAAAAAAGGAGGCTTTTAGTGATGGTGTTAGCAGTGTAGGACGTTCATTATATAAAATATTACAAGAGTTTATTGTAATTGAACTTAAAAATAATAATGATTATGGTATTACTAATATTGAAACAAATATTGAAACAGAAAAACAATATTATAAAAAAATATTTGATACTAGATTTCCTAACTGTGATACTATAGTACCATATTACTGGATGCCAAAATATACTGATGCGAGTGACCCGAGTGCTAGAACACTTGATTTTTATTCAAACGAAAAATGAAGTATCATAAAATAGTAAAAAAATCTATTATATATTATTATTTTCACTATACTATATATAATACAAAAATGTTATCACTTAAGTTTCAAGAAAGAATATATGATATTACTATTTATATATCTTATGCGTTAATAATATTATCGTCTCTAGGTTTATCACATTTTGCACCTAAATTTCTAGACGATATGGATTATTATGTTAGAATATATATTTGTTTGTTTTTACTATGGAGATTTAATCCATATCGAAAATTAGATACATTTACAAATTTAGACCGTAAAGTAGCATTTAGTGCTGGTTTATTTATACTAACTACTACAACATTAAATACATATTTGAATACATATTTGAATGACTTTAAAGATAAAGTAAAAAATACAATAAGTACTTTTATTTCTGAATAAAATTTTTAATTGTTCTACTTTTTTTATTCAATGAATTTCTTCTTGTTTTATTTTTAACAGATTTATTGAAGAATTCTTCAAGGTGAATTAATATTTGTTTTCCTATAATTTTATCTAATTCATAATCATGTTTATTTTTTTCAATATATTCGTAGTTGTATCTTTTAAAGTCAGTAGTCATAAACTCAATAAATTTTACTTTTTCATCAATCATTTTTTTTCCATAATCGGATTCAATAAATTTTGTTACCATATAATCGAAATTTAAGTCGTAGTAATATGGTTTTACATTTATATAGTATATGTTATCATTTGCCATTTCAGGATAATAATTATCATCTAAAAAACAAATCTCTGCTGTAGAAGGTATTTTCGTACATTTTATAAAATCTTTATGTGATTTTACATGAGATGTTCTACATATTTCCACATGTTTTCCGTTTATTTTAAATGCTGATATTATTTGGTCGAACAACTTACATTTTATCTTAGATTCAAAGTATGATACAATATGATGCGCCCATTCTTTAGGTCCTTGGTTATTTGTGTATATCATCATTTTATGGCAACATTTTGATTTTTTTTTACTCTTTAAGTAGGTTAGGATATTTATTATATTAGGTCTTACAAATTCTGGGTATAAATCTAGTACATTATTAAAACTATCTTGTGTTAATGAGATTTTATTTTCTAATTTTATATAATTATTTAAACAGTCCCAAAATATACCAAATTGTGTAAAATATCCTAATGTTTCATCTAAATCAAATACAACTATTTTCATTATTTATATATAAGAAGTTTTTTGATTTTTAAAAATATTTTATTATCGCATATATATAAAATAAATGTCTGAAATAACAGTCAATGAATATAAAAAAATTTTAACTTATTATAAAAAACCTATCCCGTATTCTAAAAAGCTTTTAAAAATAAATGCGGAAAAAATTTTAGCTGAAAAACTGTGTCGTTGTATCAAAAAAGTTGACGTTAAAAACGAAGCACGTTCCATAGGTATATGCACTAAAACAATATTTAATAGAAAAGGATATACAAGAGGTAACTTCAAATGTAAAAAAAATGCCACCGTTAAATTTAAAAAAACACACAAAAATTCAACAATCCGAAAAAATTAATTTATTATTATATAAAATATATATATATATATATGATTTATGATATCATTATTATTGGAAGTGGTATGAGCGGTCTTTATACTGCTTATAATATAAAAAAAATGTCACCTGATACTACCTTTTTAATTCTTGAAAAATATAAAAAACAATGGATTGGAGGTCGTACAAGTAATGAACTTTTTTATGGCACTGAAATTGTAACTGGTGCTGGAATCGGGAGAAAAAAAAAAGACAAATTATTACATAACTTACTTGATGAATTAAATTTAAAAACACCAGAGTTTACAGTTAATCCTCATTATTCAAAACTAATTAACCATTTAGACATTAAAGAAATTATGAATCGTTTAAGAGATGAATACAAAAAATATAAAGGACCTCAAACAACATTCAAAACATTTGCAAAAAATGTTCTTGGAGAGAAAGAGTATAAACAATTTTTAATTACTGTTGGATATACAGATTATGAAAAAGAAGACGCACATGAAACTTTATATTCTTACGGTATGGAAGATAATGCATGTTGTTTAAAGGCATTTTATGTACCCTGGCAAAAAATGGTTCTTAAATTAGCCAGTAAAATTGGAGAATCACATTTTAAATTTTCAAGTAATGTTACAAAAATAACAAAAAATCATAATGAACCATGTCGTTTTTTACTTGATACTGAAAATGGAATAAAATATACTTGTAATAAAGTTGTTGTTGCTACTACTATAACAGGTATTCGAAAACTTTTACCAAATCCTATTTATAACGATATTGAAGGTCAACCATTTTTGCGTTTATATGGAAAATTTGATAAAAAGTCAATACCAATTATGAAAGAATACGTTAAAGGTTATACATGTTTACCTGGACCTCTTCAAAAAATCATTCCAATGAATCCGGAGACAGGTGTATATATGATTGCTTATAATGATAATAATAACACATTAGCATTAAAAAATAATTTGGAAAATACAAAAGAAAATAGAGACTTGTATTGCGAACTACTTGAAAAGTCATTGGGAATACCTAATCATTCTCTAAATCTAATCGCAATTAAAGATTTTTATTGGCCTATAGGAACACATTATTATAAACCACTTAATGAAAAATTATATAAAGATAGAGATGAATTTATTGACCTTTCACAACATCCTGAAAAAGGTATATTAGTTGTAGGCGAAGTTGTTAGTAGAAACCAAGGTTGGACGGAAGGTGCGTTAGAAAGTGTAAAATCTGTTTTGACAAAAAAATGGATCAATTCTTTGTGTTAGTAGCTAAAGCTAAATAATAACCATGGTATCCTATAGCAGCAAACCCTAACATCAAAAGCAATTCAAAATATAACCTTGCTGTTTTTTCTCCATGAGAACCAATATATATTAATAAAGGACCTACTAAAAGTATATGAATTAAGTTTACCCAGTATCCTTTCCCTTGTATTATGTAACTATATACTTTAAAAGTATGGTATAAAATTATTACTATACCTAAACCTAGTAATATTGGAAACATTATTTTAGGTATGTTTGTTTTTTCTATACCTACATATAGAAATAAACCGCCAATAATTAATATGTGAAATAAATGGACCAATGATTCTTTATTCATATTTATATTTAATTATATATTATTTTATTATTTTATTATTTTATTAAGATAATATATAATGGAAACTACTAACTTTAACTATGAGAATACAGAAAGTAAATCTCAATCAGGAGGTAAAAAGATAGTACGAAAAGTATCTATTAAAAATGGTAAAGGATATAAAAGTGTTACTAAATATCACAAAGGAAAGAAAACTACTTCAGTTAAAAAACCAATTCATAAATCTCATATTGACTCTATAAAAAAAGGCGAGTTTATCCCTGGATTATTTATGGATTGTAAATGTAGAGAGAAAAAGAGAACACAAAAAAATAGATAATTTTCCACTTTATTCAAAGTTAGATTCATTATATGAAATATTATTTGGTTGATATAATAATTTAAGTGCTTGCTTATATGTCATAGACGGATGTCTACTTAATAATATATTTATCTCTATTTTTGCTAGTACAGTTGCGTTATATTTATCAAAAGTATTCCACCATAATTCATATATCATTTCTGTTTCATATTTTGGAATAAAACGTAATTCTATTTTTTCACTAAATATTACTTTTTTATTCTTTTTCATAATAATAATACAAATATAAAAATATTTTATATCATTATCATTTACTCTTATATAATATTTTTAATTTTTTTTACAGCTTTAGCAATTTAGTGTTTTACACTAAAAATTTTTTATAATGAAATGTATTCAAATCATCCTCAAATAATTCATTTATTTTTTGTATTGTTCTAGTTTCATATACTATTTTTTCAGACCCATCTTTATTAGAGACATTTACTTTTTTTTCCATATGAACTATTTTTTCAAACCCTAACTGATATAAAATTGATTTAAAGTCATCTTCTAAATTTTCGAATCTTCCTATTATATCTACACCACAATTACCATTTACATCTTGTATTTGTATTTTTTGACTCATAAACACATGACCATATTCAATATCACTAACACTATTTTTAATATTAGGTTGACTTAAATAGTTATAAAAATCTGAATTTCTTTGAAATATTATATCAAAATGTTTCCAACCTGATAAAACTCTGTCATATGGGTTTCTAATAAAACAAAATTTTGTATAAGTATTCCATTTATCTTCATTCATATTCATTTCATTATTTAAATAGTCACTAGTTTTACAATAAACTAATAATCCAACTGTTTTGTTAAAAAAGGAATTATCATATGTATAGTTATTTGTTAAAACTCTATTATATTTGTTTATTTGACATATTAAGTTATGATCTGGACGTCTATTATTTATTACTGGTAGATAACTTATAAAACCATAATATTTTACTAAAGTAGGACCTATATAAGAACCACCTGTTTTTGGAATGTGTATAAAAATACATCTTTTTTTATGGTTAATATAAATCATTATTACATTCATTATTTTTTATTTATATTGTTTACACCAATTATTTTATTATAAAATGTATTATTTTCTCTTTGTTTTATCATATCATTATCATAATTATCATTTATTTTTAAAACAAGGTTTTTTATATTTAAAATCATCAATTTGTTTTTTTGTATTATATTTTTATTAAACATTTTTAATAAAAATTAGTTATATTATTTTGATAAGTGGTCTAACGCACTTAAAAGAACCATCTCTTGCTCTGTTAGTTTTTGAAATATTAAATTCTTATCCATACTTATTCTGAAATGTCTTTGACTATACCCAAAATTTTTACATAGTAAAAATACTCCATTATCTGTTATTTTCATTTCACAAAAGATACCACCTTTTAATAAATTTATTTTTTTTACATCATCAATTGGTATCCATCTTATATATGTTCCATATTTTAAATCATTCATTTCATCTACATACTTATAATTGTCTAGCTTTTTTAATAAATTTAATGTTTCATCTCTTGTTAAATGTAACTCTTTTATAATATTCAAATTCATTTCTTTTATTTTAGTAGTTGTAAAATTCATTAAGTTTTCATTTGTGTCATCTTCTAATGCTTTTAATAATTTATTTACGTCCATATTATTTATTATTTATTATTTATTATTTATTATTTATTACTTATTATTTATTATTTATTATTTATTATTTATTACTTATTATTTATTCATGTAATTACCAAGAACCAAACGCACCACCACCTAAAACTGAATTAGCAGCCATTGGTTCCATACTAAAACTTTCTTGTTGACCTGGAGTAGCCGCGTTTACTAATTTTGTAGTATCATCTCTGTACATGTTGTTATAATTTGGTAGTTGTTGAGGTAATAAAGAAGTATCATTACCTGATGTCATATCGTTTGTAGGTAAAGAATTAATAGAGGTTCCATCTGTATACATTGGGTTTGAAGTTTGAGACATTGGTTGACCTGTTATTGAACCACTTTGACCTGAGATTGGCTGAGAAACCTTTACATTCGGTTGTTTACCATTACCCTTTTTCTTATTGTCAGATTTACCATCCCATAGTTCTAGAATACGGTCAACAAGAATACTTACTTTTTCACCCAATTTTGTTTGTAAACTTAATGTAATCATTAAAATTGCTAAAATTATAAATACAATGTTGAAGTCAGGATATTTCATTCCACTATAAGTAGGAACAAATGTAATTATTCTGTGAATTATTAATAGTCCTATAAAGGTTACAATTATTTGAATTATTATTTCAGCAGAAAGTTCTAAACTTCCTTTTTTATCATCAGCCTCAGGTACATATTTACCAATTGACTTATTTAAAATTACAACAGGAATTATTGCTATTAATGCGTATTGTATTATATTTAATAAATCAGCTTTTGAATCATCATCAAAATTGAAAACATGTTTTAAAAAACTTTTTTTTGAATCGTCGTTATCCATATTCCTATAGGGTATAAAAAGAAATTAAAAATGAAAATCTCATTAAATAAACAATTTAAAACTAAATACTTATTTCTTTTTATATGGAAAATATTTGTTCGCAAAAAATATTTTCTGATAAGGTATCAGATAATATATTTAATAATCTTAATAATCTTAAAATCTATACAAATTGTGAGGAATATCAGTATCTAAATCTTATTGATAATATTATCCAAAATGGCATTTGGGAAGAAGGTAGAAATGGAAAAACGCAAAGTATTTTTGGTAATATGATGCGATTTTCTCTAAAGGATGGGAAAATTCCTATTCTGACTAGTAAAAAAATAGCCTGGAAAACATGTTTGAAAGAGCTTTTATGGTTTATTCGTGGTGAAACTAATAATAAAATTCTTAAAGAACAAAACGTTCACATTTGGGATGCTAATAGTTCTAGAGAGTTTTTAGACACAAGAGGACTGAACCTTTATCCTGAAGATATTCTTGGACCTATTTATGGTTATCAATGGCGAAATTTTAATGCCAATTATAATTGTTTTTCAGGTAAAAAAATTACTGACGACCATCCTTTTAATGGTGTCGATCAATTAGAAGAAATTATTGAGTTACTCAAAAATCCTAAAACTAGAAGTAGTCGGCGTTTAATTATGACAGCATGGAATCCTTGTCAACTAAATCAAATGGCACTTCCACCTTGCCACATAGTATGTCAATTTAACGTGCATGATGGTAACAAATTATCATGCGCAATGATGCAGCGCAGTGTTGACTCTGTATGTGGGTCACCTTTTAATATAGCATCATATTCTTTTCTTACCCACTTACTAGCAAAACATTGTGGATTAGAAGCATATGAATTTGTCTATTTTATGGGAAATTGTCATATTTATGAAGAACACATTGAAGCCGCCAAATTACAAATTACAAGAGAACCTTATCATTTTCCAAGTATCGAAATTTTGAATAAGAGAGAAAATATAAATGATTATGAAGAGTCTGATTTTAAATTGATAGATTATACTTGTCACGAGCCTATAAAAGTAAAAATGGTAGCTTAAAATTAAAAAATTAATGACTTTTAGAAAAAGACGATTTCTGCGTAAGTTATTTAAAAACAAAGTGTGTATAACTAATATTATAATGAGTGGTTCTAGATCAATTGCTGCTGCCAGGTCAAGACGCGCTGGCGAACAATCTAATATTGTTTCTGGTGGAAGACCAGTTACATCAATCGCTTCACAATCTGCTTTCGTACAACAACCATATCAGCAACAACAACAACAACAGGTCAATCGAGGAGGTAGAGGAAATATTATACAACAACAAATGCAACAACAACAACAACAACAACAACAACCTTCACTACCATCAAATGGACTTCCGTTTGCTAAACTAAGTGTCTCTGATGCTATTGGTTTAATTACATTACGTTTAGGACGTGTAGAACAATTTATGATTGATACAGAATCAGAAGGAGGAATAAGTAGTAATAGTTCTAATATAAATTTACCTGAAAATTCTAAAATTATTGATAATAGTGTTTTGATTAGTATTGTAAATAGATTAGACTCACTTGAAAAGAAAGAACAACAATTAGTTACTTTAGATAAAGTAGCACAATTACAAAATGAATTAACTAATACGAAGGAAATATTAATCAAACTCACTTCACAATTTGAAACTTATATGAAAGAAACATCTGAAAAGTTTACTGATTTTGAATTAGGAATATCTGAAATAGAAAAGGTTATTTATGTAGATAATGATGTATATAAATCTAATAATACTGATAATGATGAATCTAATAATGAATCTTCTAATATACTTGCTTCAAATGATATAAATGAAAATGATACAAATGAAAATAATACTATTCTTTCTGTTGACCTTAAAACTGTTATCAAGGAGGAATTGTCAAGAAACCCATAATAAAATATCTATTTCAAAAATGTATTAAATAGTAATCTACAGATGTTATTAATGAAGATTATTATTACCAATAAAAATAAAAAGGATCTTTTTGTCTCTCTATTTCAAGTATTAAAAAATTGTACTACTATTGTGAATGTTATCTTTGACACTGATAAACTTCATATACAAGGAATGGATAAGTCACATGTTTGTCTATTTGACGTTAAAATTCAAAAAAAATGGTTTGATGAATATATAATTGAAGAAAAAACCAATGTATCTTTTGATACAAATACTTTTCATTTAATTATAAGCACAAAACAAGAATCACATGATATTATTATTCATAAAATTGATGAAGATAATTTAAATATTGACCTTGTGTCAAAAGAACATGCTAAGGGTGAATTTAATAAATATTTTAAAATATCTTTAACTGATTATGAGTACGAATTAATGAATATTCCTGAAGTTGACTATGATGCTGAATTTTCGATTAGCTCTAAAAAAATATGCGAAATTGTATCTCAAATGATGACTTTTGGCAGTAATATAAGCATAAATTGTAGTGAAGAAAAAATAGATTTAATTACAAATGGAATTACTGGCGAAATGCTTGTTAATATTCCTATTGACGATTTAACTGAATATAGTATTGTAGAAGGAGAAGAGATAAATTTGTCTTACAGTTTGAATTATATTAATAAAATGTGTCTTACGAACAAAATATCAAATGAAGTTAACTTTTATATTAGTGGAGAGTATCCAATGAAAATACAATATGATTTAGGAGATGATAGTTATATTATTTTCTTCATTGCACCAAAAATTAGCGATGAATAACCTGCTTCGTTCCAGTTAACAAAAATTAGTATTATTTTTATTTAAGATTATAATGAAAATAATAATAGGTTTTTTTATTTTTTGTTTAGTTCTTTTTATTTATTTACATATTCAATTTCATTTAAAAACTAGTCAGGATTTGGAAATGTATGAAATCGAACAAGCATCCAAAGAAAAATTAGAAGAAATATGCGATATTAGGCAACCTGTTTTATTTGAGTTTGACAATCAAAAAATACTTGAAACATCAAAGAAAGATTATATAAATAATAACTATTATGCTTTTGAAGTTAAGATTAGAAATACTAAAGAGTTAGACCCTGATTCCGAATTATATATGCCTTTACCATTACATGCTTCTGTAAAATTATTTGATGAAGATAAAAGTGCTAGTTATTTTTCAGAGAATAATGGCGACTTTTTAGAAGAAACTGGCGTTATTAAAAGTATGAAATATAATGATGAATTTTTGAGACCATATATGGTTTCAAATTGTAATTATGATATTATGATGGGTAGCCAAGGAACTTGTACTCCATTTAGATACGAAGTAAATTATAGAAATTATTTTCTTTTAACTCAAGGTAGCGCTCAGGTTAAATTAGCACCTCCACATAGTGTAAAGTATTTATATCCTAATTATGACTATGAAAATTTTGAATTTAAATCACCTGTAAATCCTTGGTCTCCACAAGCAAAATACATAGCTGATTTTGACAAAATTAAATGTCTAGAATTTACCTTAAACCCTGGCAAAACTATATTTTTACCCGCGTATTGGTGGTATAGTATTAAATTTAATACGAGTAATACAAGTATTTCATGTTTCCGTTATAGAACATATATGAACAATATTGCTATTTTACCATATATAACTTTACACGCGTTACAAATACAAAATGTTAAAAGAAATGTGGCAAAGAAAGTCAGTATTAATGAATTAAATAATGAGGTTTTTTATCCAGATGATTCAATTTCAAATGATAATAGTAATGAAAATATATCCACTACACCTATAGATTTATTAGAATCAAATAATAATAATAATAATAATAATAATACAACTAAAATTATGGAACTACCTGAACCAACTTCATTAGATAATAGTAATATTGGTTCTGAAATCCAATAAAAATATATTTATTTATATTATATGTCTTCTTATAATTATGAAATTGATAATAGTTGTAATAAAATTAATTATGTGTCTTTTGGATACGATTGTTCTCCTGCTGCTACTTTAAGAAATCTTGGAATCAGAGACTTTGCTCTCCCTTTTGATTGGGTAGAATCAAAACTAGAATATATTTATAACTGTATTGAAGATAATTTTAATAACTTTCATTGTAATTTAAAATTAAATAAAACAGAAACCAGAGTTATTGATAAATATGGTTTTGAATTTCCTCACGATTATCCATTTAGTAAAGACTTTTGTGAAGAAAAATTAGGTGATGGAGTTTTTGGTGAGGATTTACAAAAAAAAATTATTAAAAATTGGAACAATTATTATGATATAGTAATTAAAAAATATAAAAGACGAATAGAGAGATTTAACCATATTTTTAATGATACTAAACCGATTATAATTTTATGTAGAGGTTATTCTGTAAAAAATATAAAAAAATTTGGTTATTATTTAACAAATAAATATAAAAAAGGAAATATATATTTTGTAGTGTCTTCAAATGAAAAATTCAAAAATAATATGATTATTACTTGTAATACTGAAAAAAATGGAAAATGGAATGAAGATGTTCTATGGAATAAAGCAATTCAAGAAATAATTATTAGTAATAAATTATTATAATATACTTATTTATATGAAGACTAGGAAAAACATATTTTCTCTCTTCGGTTCTTTTTCTAAACAAAAAAAACAAAGAAGCATTCGTAAAAAGTATAATAAAAGGTATTCAAGACGAAATATTGTCATGAAGGGAGGCTGAGGCGAACCTATGGTACCTATGAATGCTGTTATGAAAGGAGGCTGAGGTGATGATAATTCCATATTACTTTTTCAAAAATATATGGATTCAAAAAATAAAAAATAAAAAATAAATATTTTCTTGAATGACAATAAGTAACATGCTTATTTATTTGATAAAGAAATGTTATATATAATATATAATTATATTATATATGAAATCATACAAAAAAGGAAAAACACAATTAAGAAAATCAAGAAAATCAATAAACAAAATAAAATTAAGAAAATCAAGAAAAATGTATGGTGGTGAAGTTTCTCTTTTTGAAGATGGAAGTTATGATGGAGATTTAGTAAATGGTAAAAGAGAAGGAAATGGAAAAATGACATATGAAAATGGAGATATGTATCAGGGAAAATGGGAAAAAGATGATAAAATATCAGGAAAAATGATATATGAAAACGGAGATGTATATGATGGAGAATGGGAAGGTGACCAAAGAAAATTAGGGAAAATGATATATAAAAATGGAGATGTATATGAAGGAGAATGGAGAGGCGATTTTTTGGATAATGAAAAGTACGGACATGGGAAAATGATTTATACAAATGGAGATGTATATGACGGAGAATGGAAATTTGGAAAAAAGTATGGAGATGGTAAAATGATTTACAAAAATGGAGAAGTCTATGAAGGGAAATGGGAAAATGATAAAATTCGACCCATAGTCAAAGAAGAACCCAAAGAAATTCCCAAATACGACATACGAAAAAATGACAAGATAAATACATCCGTTTATTTCAGAATAAATGATATTGTAAATAAATTACATAATAATTCATTACAAATAGATATAGATCCCAATGGTGATTCTTATAAAAATGTCACAAAAACGATTGATAAAATCATTGAAAATGGATTTTTATGTAAAGGATTGAATCGTGAGTATATTTTGGGAGCTTTTGATAGAGCGGATGCTATTTTCGTAATTCATTATCCTGATGTATTGCCAAATGAAACGATTTTAGGTTTTGCTTTGATAAAATTTTTGGTACATGAGGAATCTTTCTATATTGACGTGATTTGTTCGCATAAAGAAGTGAGAGGTGCTGGAGAATATCTATTAAAAAAAATGGAAGAAATAAGCAGAAAACTTTCAAAAAAATATATTAAGTTGAATTCTGTGAATAGCGCAGTTACCTTTTATGAAAAATATGGATTTGTCAAAGAAAACAAGACATGTAATCACATGTGTTTAATGATAAAAGATTTACACATTTAGACATTTACACATTTAGAGCAATATATATTTTAACAGGATAAAAAATAAAAATAGTTATATTTTTTATTTACAGATTATCTATTTATGCGTTTGAACTATTTTTACAAAATTCATTTTTTATATTTTCATCTTTAAAGGTTAATATTTTTATTTCGGTTCTACATAAAGCACAACATGGGTTCATATTATATTGCGTATTTTCGATTGATTTTTTTAGACATAAGTTACAAAATTTATGATTACAATTTAATTTAATAAAGTTTATATTTTTAATACCATCTTCATAACATATAGCACATTCACAAGTTTCTTCTATATCATCATTAGTTTCTTCTAACTTGGAAATAAAGGTAAACTTTTTACTTCTTCTTTCTAAAACATAATTTCTAAAATGTAATAACAATTCAGCGTCTCTGTAATTGACATTTTCAGCTTCGTTTCCGTAATCATATCCGAATCCGAATCTCATTAAAGCTGAAAAATCGTTAGCAACCCCTTCTGTGTAATTTGGTATTGTATTTAAAATAAAATTTGTAACTCTCAATAAACTTTCAAATGAATCTTCATTGATGTTATTATTTTCTATATTTTCATTTACATCATTACTATCTAAATAAATATAACGGATAATATTATCAATACATAGGTTTATATTATCTCTTATTGTTGAACCACATTTACGCACAGCAAATGACCGAATAGTATGTGGAAACATAATACTCTTATCACATATCCAATTTCTAAACATAAATCTCGAGTTACTACTCATTTCAAACCTTTCTTTTTCAACTCTACATTCATTCTCAAAATTAACTAATCTATCGTCATTACAAGTATTCACATTATGATTTGGTTTTCTACAAAAAGAACAACATCTTGTAATATTTGTATGAAGACGAATCATATTATTTCTCGTTCTATTCTCACTAGATAAATTATCCAAACTCATTTATGAATTATATTATTTAAATTATTATGTATTAATTATAATACTTATTTTTTATTTCAATTTTTATTTCAATTATTTCGAAAATAAAGTAATATTTATACCTTTTCACATTTCAAACGTCGATTTCACTTAATATTCAAATGAGATGTTATATCTTTCTGTTTCATTCAATTTTGTTCTTTTTCCTAAAAATTTAAAATATTTATTTGCTAAAGCATATTGTTTTGGTTTTTTACTTTGTAATACTTTTAACCGAACGTTTAAAATCATTCCTACTTGCCATATACGCTTATGTGTATATTTTTTATTTTTGTATAATTTTTCTAATTTATCAATCGTATTTTTAACATCTTCTAAGGTTGTATATTTTATGTGTATTGTATCTTTTGGATTTTTATCAATATATACATCAAATGATTTTTTAGGATTTTTTGGATTATACAAAAACTGTTTTTTTGTTTTATTTTTGGGGGTTTTATTTATTTTTTTTGTACTATTTTTCATAAAATATAATGATATTTTATTCTATATAAATCGGCTTTTGAAATGAAAAAAGGTATAATAAATATAAAATAATATATTATAACAGTTTTACATAATAAACAATTTACAACTACTATTTAAACATATAAAAAGATACTATATATATATTAAGTTTTAATGGAAACATATAAAATAAATATAAATGATAGAGAATACTCATCTTGGGAAGTTTTTGAAAGTATAAATTTTCAAAAAGTAGAAGTCAAACTTAATCCATTAGAACATAAATTATTTTCTAATGATTTCTTTTCACTAGAAAATAATAAGGTAAATATAATACATTCTAGTATCAGATCTGGACCACCTATGTCTGGAGTTCTTATCTTAGTTGGAAATAAAACATACGGAAGACAAAAAACAACAAAAAAGAACCAACCTAAGTTACTTTATAAATGTGTTCCTGATGACATGAGACTACCATCTTTTTTAGTTCCATATGAAATAAAAACAATTGGATTCTCAAAAGTTTTAAAGAATATGTATGTAACTTTTACATTTAACGAATGGAACGATAAACATCCTTACGGAACTCTTAGTCATGTAATCGGACCAGTTGATATACTAGATAATTTTTATGAATATCAACTCTATTGTAAAAGTTTAAACGCATCTATTCAAAAATTCCAAAAAGATACTTCTAAATCTATCGAGAAACATAGTCATGATATTTTTATTGAAAGCGTTAAAATTAAATATCCATCTATTGAAGACAGAACGAATCAAAAGTCCTGGAATATTTTCACAATTGACCCACCTAAAAGTCTAGATTTAGATGATGGATTTAGTATCCGTAATATTGAAGGTGATATACAGCAGATAAGTATATACATCTCCAATGTAACAATATGGATGGATGTTTTAAACCTTTGGGATTCATTTTCTCGTAGAATTTCAACCATTTATTTACCAGATAAAAAACGACCTATGCTGCCTACTATTTTATCTGATTGTCTTTGTAGTCTACAAGAAAAGGTTACACGAATAGCATTTGTTATGGATGTTTTTATTAAAGATGGAAATATACTTGATATAAAATTTTGTAATTCTCTAATTAAAGTGTCTAAAAATTATAGCTATGAATCAAATGATTTATTAATAAACGCTGATTATTTACAATTACTTGAAGAAACAAAAAATATGTCAAAAAAACTTTGTTATATTAATAATGTAAGAAACAGTCACGAAATGGTTTGTTATCTTATGATATTAATGAATTTCAATTGTGCTAAAGAGATGCTTAAATACAAGACTGGAATTTTTAGGTCAACAATAATGAAAAAGAGTTTTTCTGTACCTGATAGTCTTCCAGAAGACGTTTCAAAATTTATTAAAATATGGAATAGTTCTGCAGGACAATATATAGATGGTTCAGAAATAACAACTAATTCATCTATACGACATGAATTACTAGATATGGACGCATATATTCATATTACAAGTCCAATTCGTCGTGTTGTTGATTTATTAAATATTATTAAGTTTCAGTCTATAACAAATCTTATTAAACTTTCGGAAAATTCTGATAAATTTTATAATAAATGGTTAAGTGAACTAGATTATATAAATATTACAATGCGTTCTATAAGAAAGGTTCAATGTGACTGTTCTCTTCTTGACCTTTGTTCTAACAATCCTGACATTCTAGAAAAAGAGTATGATGGGTATTTATTTGATAGAATTTCTAGAAATGACAGTTTATATCAATTTATTGTTTTTCTACCAGAATTAAAATTATCTTCAAGAATTACAATGAGAGAAAAGGTTGATAACTTTGAGAATAGGAAATTCAAGTTGTTTTTATTTCATGATGAAGAAAATTTTAAACGAAAAATTAGATTACATATGATATAATATAACTATTTATACACTAATAATAAAATTATATACATTTATTATTAGTCAATTAATTCAACTGTTTTATCAATAATTACCTCCTTTGCTATTTTTTTTATTATTTTATCCTCCTTTTCTAAGTCATTGTCTCCATGCCCTCCCATTGCTTCAATAATTAATTTATTGTATTGATCTGATCGTTTTGAATCACTATGAACACAGTCAGGATATTTATGTTTAAATTCTGGTAACATTTTTGAATTTTTATGAGCGATGTGCTTTATAGCCTTTCTCAATTTATTTTTTTGTTCGTTCTCTTTTTCCCACTTGTCCTCATCTTTAATATACATAACTTCTCTCTTTGAATCGCTACAATGAACGGGTCTTTTATGAACGTCTAATGCCTTCAAGTTTTTAACAATAATGTTTGAAATACCTTCTACAAAACCTAATTTACCAACTGTCTCCAAGTCTGAAAGTTGTATTCTAAGAGAATCCACAAAATCCATAATATTCATCGCATCTTTACATTGTTCGTTCAAAAATACATTCAGATTAAATGTTTTGTTATTTGAATTTATAGTACTATTTGAAATATTAGTATTTTGATTATTTTTACACATATCAACCAGTTTATTTGTTAGTTCTTGATTTTGTTTAACTACATCCATAACTAATTCAGTAAGTATTTTTACATCTTTATCATCGTTCTTATTGTTTTGTGTATTGTTAATAATTACCATATTTTTACATTTTTGTTGATGTTTCCATAGACCTTGTCTGTGCTTATATTGTTTGCCACAATTACAAAAATATGGTGCGGAACTTTTTGGAACTTTTTGGTAATCCATTTGTAATCCATTGTGTTTATCAGTTGATAGATGTCTATTATATTGACTTTTACGTGATGTTGTATAGTCACAAATATTACAATTAAAATTCTGGAACTTTTCGGAACTTAATTTGTCATCCATTTGTCCTCTATTTAGAGGACAGAAAAAAGTTCCTAAATTGTTTTTTTAGAAAATATTTTTACAAAAAAAAAGTTTATCGTAACAAATTAAAAAACTTTTGTTTTGTTACCTTACCTTAATTTTTTTTATCGTCACATCGAAAATTTTTTTCCAAGATTTATTTGCAATTTTGAAAAATGGACATTAAAAATGTCCAAAAATGAAATTCTGAAAAAAGTCTTGGAAAAA